TGCTTTGTATGCCCATGCCTGATGTATTTCTCCCTTACCTACATTCATATCCCATGTACTCACACGCAATGTGTCATTAACTATTGCATATTTTTTAGGATCAAATCCCCATTCTAGTAAGAGTTCATCAAACTCTGGAGTAGAACTACTTGTAGCTCTTGATGTTATGGTTCCAGTCTTAGTTTTATAATCAAACTTTACTCCTGGTTCCCACCCTTTAGGGTGCGCAACACCCTCCTTTGTATTATTGTGTGCTACGTCCTGTTGGGTTTCGGTAAGTTTACTTACCTGCGAGTTGTTTTTTTGCATACTCTTTTAACACTACTATTACGGCACCGCCACCTGCAATTGCTGCAGCTTCAAGTGTTGTAATTTCAAGGTCTATTGCAGGTCCAACCAACAAAGCAGAACCGAATGCTTCGATGAATGTCCATACAACTTTTTCAACAAGTTGCTTTAGTTCGTCACTCATATTACTCCAATCTATATAATAGGTTTTCCTCTTAGCTTACTGTCAATGCGTGTCACTTTTTCGTGAATAGCATGTAACATTTTACTATCGGAACTTTGTTGTGGTTCGCTTGAACCATCGAGATTTATCTTGCTAACCTCTAATGTGACTGGTTTACCTTGTAGTAATACTGCAGATACTTTTCTATACATACGTTCATAAGCATTACGTGACTGTCCAATCATACCGTCTTTACCTAAGTCAAGATCTTGTTGAGTATTTCCTGTCAATATACAACCCGAAGTATGCTCATCGGTGTTGCCAGAATGAACTAATATGTATTTAAAGTTAGGTACATCTTGTAATTCAAGCATACCGTAGTGTGCATTCTTATATCTTGCGCTGTACTTAGTGTGAAATCCGCCAACTTTTCTGAATTTAATTTGATATGTACCTTCTGGTATGCAGGTTTCGTGCATTACTTTTACTGCTTGGTACTGGTCTTCTAGTGTGTAGCATTCAAACTTACCGTCAATGAACATCATTCCATTGGTAGCGTCAATGCCAAACTGTGTTCTTACAACTTGTATCTTCATTCAGTCTCCCTGTTTATCTTAGTATAGTCTAAACAATCAGGGTTTGTACAGTATAATTTATAAGGTTTTACCTGTACTTCAAGTGGTTGTCCGCATTTAGGACAAGATACTTTCAAAATATATTATCTGTTTGCTGCCCACATATTATCCACCATATTAGGGTACTTACGACCATTAGCTTTAGCTCTTGCTTTAGCTTTAGACTTCTGTGCAGGTGTTAGCTTCTTGCTCTTACCCAATCCACTAGGTCTTGGTTTGTCCCATACGGGTTTACTTTTTTTTGCCATGTTACCACTTTACCTTATCTGCCCAATAAGCTGCAGACATTTTGCCTTTCTTTATGTTCTTCGCATGTCGGGCTTTAAAAGACTTACGTCTTGCTTTAGACTTAGCGTCAGTTTTTTTGCCCGCCCCTGAAACGCCTTGTTGTCCGAACCTGATTAACTTAACCTTACCGTTCTCTTTAGCTAGTACAGCGTGTGACTTACTAGCTTTAGGTGTACGTTTAGGTTTGTTGTAACCAGAGAACTTTTCTCCTCTGTACTCTATTGCCATATTCTATCCTTTAGACTATTACTTAGTCATTTTTTTCTTACGCTTGGAAGTATATCTTTTTTTCTTCCCTGTTTTGCTGTAAGGCATTACCTGCTCACTTTCTTTTTGTTTATTGCTTCTGGTTTATCTTTACGTAAACCTATTGTTAGTAACCATAAACCTAATGATATAAGTATAGCAATACCAACTATGTCCTTAGCTGTACCAGTAAGGGTTAGCCATGCTATAAAAAAACCAAGTAATGTAAAGGTTTGTGCTAATGTTTCTTTAAGGATCTCTCCTAACCAATTGATAAATTTCTTAATGTATTTCATGTTCTTCTTATTCTAACTGGTACTACCGAGACACTAGCTATAATTTGCGAAGCTATGATAACTGGTACTACAACTTCTTGTGCTTTTTCTTTTTGGTCATCAGTCATATCATTACCTAAAGATGTAAGGTCTATGTCTTGTACTTGTATATCTATAAAAGAACCTATAGGATCTGCTAAGAATTGTTCTGTCTGTACTTCTGTAACTACATCGGCAAGTGTATAGTCTTCTACATCTTTATTTTCTACAGCTTTAGCAACGTATACTTCTACTGCTTCTGCTACTGCTTCATCATTCTTAACTGCTTCTGCGACAATAGCAACGTCTTCTGCTTTATCTAAATTTAAAACTTCTGCAACAGTCTCTACTTGTTGTTCTGTTAATTCTTGTACATCAGCAATAGCTTCCTCAACAACAGCTTGCACAACATCTTGTACTTCCTGCGTAGCTTGGTCAAGGTTTTGTACTCCAACATCGTTTACTTCGTCAAGGACTTCAACAACTTCTTCTTCGGTAAGGTCTTGTACATACTCTTGTATTGCTTCTTCTTTTGCTTCTTCATATTCCTCCTCTGTTAAACTTTCAACATCTTCTTCTATAACAGGTATATTCACAATGTCTTCTATTTGTGAAATCTCCTCTTGTATTTCTTTTTCTGTAAGTTCTTTTACATCTTCTGTTTGAACTGGTACTTCAACCAACTCTTTAGGAATAGTTTCTTCCACAATCGGTGGAACGTCTTGCTCGACAATATCTTGTTCTTTATCAATCGGTATAATATCTTCATCTATTCCTTCCTCTATAATTATTACAATATCTTCTGGAATGTCAATAACTATTTCTTCAATGACAATAGTTTCTTCAATGGTATCAATAGCTTCTTGTATATCCTTTTTAATAACTTCTTCTTCTGTAAGTTCTTTATCTTCATCTTGAATGACCACATCAGGTACCACAACATCATTGTCGAGAAGTTCTTTTTCGGTATCTTTTGGTTCATCTTCTACAATTATAATATCTTCTTCTACGATGTCATCATCTTTTACTTCTTCTACGGGTTTAGGAATATCACAATCCCCGCGCTCTATCTGTGCGTTAGTCATAAAACAACCGTACTCATTTTCATTATCTATACGTTCCTGATCTCTCTCTATAGTTCCATCATTAACGTCTGCTTGTGTATAGGTCTTGTCAACACCTTCTACTTTTACATCTACAATAATTTCTTCAGGTGTAGGTGGTGGTGGAGGTGGTGGAGGAGGAGGTGGAGGAGGTACAGTTGTAGTTGTGGTAGTTGTAGTAGTAGATGTTGTAGTAGTAGATGTTGTACTAGATGTTGTAGTAACAGGTATTTCTACATACTGCCAGTAAAGTGTATCTAATACAGATATATCAGTTAATATAACTTCAAACTTTGTAATAAATTTATCTGTGTTGGCTTCATCATTGTTGTAATCAGTAAATGATTTGTAAAAATCATCATACATAGCATTGCCGTCTTCTCCCCAAGATTGCGCTGCTTTGTTTATAGTTTCATCTGTTTCATCAGAGTAGTAATACTTTACATCATAAGTATTATTTACTGCACCAACTAGAAATCCTACTTCATATACATCTTCTGCAAACTCAAATAGATAAGTACCACTTTGTAAAGCTAGTGAACAACCTGTAGTTCCATACCTACCTTGTTCATTACAGTAAATATACGCAGCAGTACTACCTCCGCTAATAGTTAAACCTGTTTCGTATGTACTATCTTCAAATGCTTCATTGATAGTAACTTCATTAGGTACTTCTTCTGCAAATACAGGAATAGGAATTATAAGAAAAAGTACGATACATATCCGTACTAGACTATTAAATTTATATAACACGGAACTTACTTAGTTCCGCAACAACCACCACCGCAACAACCGTCACTACCCATGATCTATTCCTCTCCCGTTCATATCATTATGTGTTTTACTATCGAGAATACCGAATGCCTGGTTGACTTCATCGTATGTCAGTTGTCCATCATTAAGATATTTTCTTGCTAAGATTTCTAGTACGTTGGCTACTCCAAGTAATCCTGCTAGTAATGCAGAACTAAATACATCTATACCTACAAGACTGCCTGCACCTATAACACTTAATGCTTGTGCTATAAAGACAGCTATCATACGTTTAGATATATTCCAATACAATTTGTAACCCTTCATTGCATAGATAAGCTACCAACGATCAATACAACCGTAGCAACTAATCCTAGTACTTTATAGAATTCTGTTTTGTCCAATTTGTTATCTAGTTTTTCTTCTAGTTTGTCAAGTCTTTCAATGACCATAGTTAATAATTCCTTTTGAGTGAAGCCGTTACCGTTACTACTCATGTTTATGGTAGGTCATCGTGGGATAAAAAATCCCATTCTTTGTCATACATAGCATTATCTAAGTCCCATTGACTTACTCTTTTAATAAGTTGTAGAGTTTCTTTTAAAAAATAACCTAATAAAAATCCTATAAAATAATCCATAAGGGACATTATAACAGAACGATTTTAGGTTAATTACAAATCTCTATACGCATTACGAAATTTTGAACTCATTGTAAAACTATATTTGTTATATTTTTTCTGCAAATCTTTACGCTTAGAAAAGTCAACAACTTCCATATCTAATTGATTGTTTTTTACTGGTATATAAATAGATAATGGTGTACCTTTTTTAATTACTATTTCTTTATTTTTAGATGTATGCACTATTTGTACATTAACTTCATGCACTTTAGATGTTTCAAATTTTCCATATATCGAAGTCCAATCATCATTAAATGAATATGGATAGGGCAACTGTAAACATAAATAATCTTTAGGAGTGTACACACAAAAAGGTAAATTAATTTTAAATACAAAATTGTAATTAGAGTTACTAGGTAAATGGTCTACAAATTGTGTATTACCATGTATTGTTATAGGTTTTTCTGCATTGTTAGTTTTCCAATGGTATGGAATTTCCCAACCAAAATCTTGTGTTTCTTTATCGTACTGTAAAACTATATCAGTAGGTGCTAGTAACACATATCCATATTTAAATATATCTACAAAGCTAGGACATTGTCTAACTGTTTTTACTTTAGATGTATATTCAAACTGATGTTCTTGTTTTAAATTAGTAGGAATGTTTTTAAACCACGAAGGAACTACTTCGCTTATAGGTTTAGGGTGTACTGTAGTGTCTTGTAATATTAATTGATCTAAACAAGCGAATGTTATTTTTGCCATACTCCACCTTAACAGTTGCTAACTTATATCTTCTTCCCATTCTTGAGTTTCATTATTAAATTTGTATGCTACTTCATCATGGTCATCAGGTAGCTCTACTGGAGGTTTCCAATTCCAAATAGTTTCATCTAGTACCCAACTATCATGTGGTGCTTGTGGATAAAATACATCATTAGTTTCATCATATATATAACCTACTCCTGCATAGTTACCTCTATAAGGTGTGCCACTATCTATATGAGTATTTTCTACTGTGTTGTAAGAAGTTCTTTTACATACAGTACCAGTTCTTTTTGTAGCATAGTATTCTTCCCAGTCAGAAAAACCTTCAGGTAAATTATCTGTATCAGTTTCATCTCTACCTGTTATAACTTCTACAACTTTGTTATTTCTTATAAATGCGTAGTGTGCCATTATGAACCTGTCCTAAATTTATATAATCTAAATTCTCCTGTTTCAAAAGCACCTGTACTAGGAAATAATCTTAATCCATTAGGGTGGAAAAGACTATTATTCCACATTAGGTTTTCGTCATGTGTTATAAAATCAGTATCATTGTAAGTTATTGCAAAACTTGTTATTTTAAAAAATGTGTCAGCAACACCATCTTTATAATCGTTACCTTGATATAGATAAGCATAACCATTGGTTTCATAAGCTGAACCAGTATTTGCATAA